TTCGGTCAGACAACAGATCATCTGTTGGCTCCTCGATATCAAACGGCTGCGGGGTTTCTTCCACTTCTGGTTGGGTGTTATCTTCTGACATATAGCCTTTCTAATCTTCGGATTTACCAGTTCTTACAAGACCAATATCTTGCTTTTGTTTTGGGTCCGGGATTGTCGCAGTTGTGACGGGCACGAAAGTTCTTGCGCCGTCCGGGGTTATTTTTCTTGATCTTCATGTTTGGGTCGCCGAAGCGGACAGTCTTCACTTTGTCCCCATCTTTGACGTAGACCACAAACTTTTTACGCTCACCCGGCGTACGGATGATCTTGTTGAGCGGCTTGCTCTTCTTCTTTTCAGCCATCGCCGTACCCTCCATTGCGATCGTTCAGGTTGAATGCCTTCAAAAACTTTGCCCGGTGGCTGCGGCTAGTAAACATTGGCCGACCGGCGTGGTCAAAGTTGGTTGGTGCCCCATGCTTGGCAGCGTGTGCTTGATAGGCAGGGATGTCGCTTGGGTGACAAGCAGCCGATTCTGACACCAGCGGTGCCCGCCACACGTCGTTCACGTCGCTATGCCCACCCATTTCAACATCGACGCGACGCTTCCATGTCTCGCCATCAACCACAGGTTTGCGGTCAAACTTCTCCATCTCAGCGATGGTCATAATTTTTTCGACGATAGATCCGTCAGGCTTTTCGTAGCAGTATGTAGGCATTATCCAACTGGCCGTTGTACGGCGGCGGCCTCGCTAGGCTGCACGCCGGGTCCATCCCCGCTCATCAACATACGCGCCATCGCATCGTCCTGACCGCGCGGGGTAGCGCCGGGACGGTTGGTTCTTACGATTTCCGTTTGCCTGTTCTGCGGCTGCGGTGTTGCTTGCGGAGCAACAGGCTCTATGCCAGTAAAGATATTCTTGAGTTCTGGCAACTGGCTGAGTTCGCTGGCAAGGGAGATGATCTCTCTGCCATCGATCGAGATGCCTTGCTGTTGCAAAGATGGCAGTAGGGGACCGATGAAAGTATTGACAAGTTCCCGCAGTGATTGCATCTTTTCGCCCGGTGTTTGCGAAGCCATGCTGTGCGGCTCAATGTCGAAATTGAAGTCGAAGAAATCTGCATCTTTGCGGTCGCTCTTGTAAACAAACGGTACCTTTAGATCGGTATTTGGAACAGATTTCTCCAGTTCCAACATGCTGGTTTCATCGTGGTAGATGAAGTGCGACACCGCAGAGCAAACAGATTTGGCAAATGTCTTGGTTGATTCTTGGAAATCAGCCAGCCGTCTGGACGCAGACTCGGCAATAAGTTTGTCCTGACCAACCGTGCCAGTCTGTGGACCAAGGCCGCCAAGCGAGTCGATGTTGCCACCGTAGTAGTTAAACAGGTTCTTGACTTGCAGCAAGAAGGCAAGGTTCTTGTCATCGATGCCGCCAAACTTGTAGGTGTTGACGTTCTGCGGGTCATCCATACGAATGACTTCGCCATCAGCACTTGTCTGTACGTTCTTGGCGTCCTGCTCAGCAGACCCTCGATAGCCAACCACGTCCTTTTGACGCTCTGCCTGACGCCCCAACTTGCGGAACACGCGGTTAGCAAGGTCGTGCATGTCAATCAAAGTTGCTACAGGCGGCAGCGGCATGGTGTTGCCGGGCACGTCAGTAAACTTGAGGAAGTGGTACGGCCCCGTTTGTGGCCCATCCCAGTCAACCTCACGCACTTTCTTGTGCGGCATGCCGTTCTCGCCAGCCACAAACGTGACAATGCGGCCAGCATCGGGCAACCAAATCTCCCACAACTCCGAGTATTCCTCGTCAAAGCCACCGTGGTAGATGTCGCTCTGCCCAATAGCCTCGGCACGGATGTCTCCGCTTTCGTTGTACAAGGACTTGGTTATAGTCGGGACATCTGCATTATTGGAAAATAGGTCGCTCTCTCTAAGCAGACGAGTCGGAACCCTATAACGGTGTCCCATGTAGCCGCACTCTTCCATTGAGCGCGCCGACATATCATGCACCCAATCGTCCAGACCGACACACTCCGCAAAAGGTTGTCCTGCTTCATGTAAAAAGCCACGCATCGGTTCGTGGATAGACTCTGTGACACCGACTTTGACAATGCCAATGGAGAAGAGGGCGTCGATGACAGCCAGTCGTAGCGTTGTTTCAATGTCCATCTCCTTCAACACATGGTTGGTTGCCAACTCCAACTCGGACGCTTGCGGAGATAACGTGCGTACGCGAGGGGTGACGTTGACCTGCGGTCGGTTGGCTATCAACTGACGCGCATACGTAGAAATAAACAACTCCAACATATTTACCGGAACGCGATCACGCGACCCAGTATCGGAATAGTTGCGACCCACGAACTCACGGACAGCCGAAACTCGCTTCTCGCGGTAGGGCTGGAGTCTGCGGCGGCTGTGTTCAATGGCTTTGCGAAGCCCTTGGTAGTTGATGTCTTTGTATCTCACCAGTCTTGCTTTGCCTTACGTTTCTTGTCTACGACTTGCATCCTGCGGTACGCCAACGTGCCGGGTTTGGCAATGTCCCTTACATCAATCTTCGGATTGGCGATGTTTTTGCAAAGTTTGGCTGCCAAGGCATCTGCGATAACCCTGTCACCATGGTTGTCTCTGGCACCAGAAGGGTCGATTGAGGACCGTGAGCGGGCATGGACCAGCCCTCCTGCTTGCGAAAAGACGTATTCTCTGCATTCTCGTATTGCATCGCGGCTCTGATTGATAAATGTACCGTCCGATAACATCTTGCGGTACTGGCCAAGCAGGGATATTTTCTCTTCTTTGGTGCTAAACCAGCCCGGCACTGTGCCGAAACCGGGCCTAATGGACTTCTCATTGGTCCGATAATACACGTTGCCATAGCCAGCATCGCGGATTGCGTCGCCAAACACACGCCCCGGACCATTGGCTTCCCAGACAAGGAACGCCCCTGTGTCGCTCAATCCTTTGAAGTACCGGCACATAGCCGCCACGTTCTTGGCAAGTATGTCGGGACGCATAGTGGAGGTCACAAACTCCGCAACCTTCTGCCCCTCGGCAGTTGCCACGACAGCAACGCTGTTGCTTGAACCAGTGCCGGTAGCCACGTCCACGCCAACCACGTAGTAAGTCTTGTCGTTGGGATGGTTGTCTCCCCAGATACGCAAATCGCCACTGGTGCCGAGTTCAGTAAAGCCAAACGGGTGGCACGCCTCGTCAAAATCAAGGGTGCCACGCTTGGTTGACGGCACGCATTCTCTTTCTAGCCGATCAATGAGGTCGGGTGGGAAGTACAGATAGTCCGACCCACCAAAGTCAAGGTCGAGTTCCTGCGCAATTTCTACCGGGTGCGTCCGCCTTTTCTTTTCACCCTCGTACCACGGGCTAGTTAAGTTGCCATCAGCATCCTTGTACATGCCAACGTTCTTGCGCGGGTCTTGTGTCCAGTGGAACTGCAACACTTTGGTGCGACCAGAGTGAACAATGTCGTAAAAAGAGTTGCCTGTGCCCTTGGGCGTGCTTACAAACCAACGACTGTTGGTGGCATCGGCGGTTGCGGCAAGCACAGACTCCGAGTTCTCCACGGAGGCAAACTCGTCAAGGGCAATGCAAGTCTTACGGTCGCCCCGAGCAACGTCGCCAGTAGTAGATTCGCCTGTAATAGCGGAACCATTGTCTTCATTGGTCAACCTCAACTTGGTTCTTGTGAAGTTTGGCATCAACCAGCCCGGCAGATACTTCAAAAAGAAGTCAATCTTGCTGAAAAGGCTGGCGGAGTTGCCCGGTGAATCCACCAGACCCTCTTTTCGGCTAACCAACAGCAAAGATTTCATGGGCTTGAAGTGCCAATACCACGCAAACACTGTGGTCGTTAGCCAAGATGCGCCCATATCTCGGGACTTAACTACACCTAAGTCGTATCCGTGGTCAATGCTGGCGCACATCTCTGCGATTGCCTCAACTTGAAACGGATACAGGATAAATGGGCGGATTGATGGCTCCAATCGCGGGTCAAGCGTGTAGCCAAACGTGTTTACGTAGAAAAAAATGTCCCGATTGCACAATGCCCACAAATCTGCCTGCACTTCTGGGCTGGCTGCGGCCATCTTGGCTATTTCCCTGCGGAACTTGACGTTCGCTACTGGGTCAGTTGGTACTTTTCTTCCCAAAAGGGCTGTCATTGCTTAAGTATTGCATAGCACGGTACATCACGTGCTGCGAATCCAGTAGTTGTCCAAGGGCTGCGTTGGTCGAGCGGGACAACAAACCGCGAATCCGACCAGTTTTGTGGCAGTGATCTACGCAAATCTTGCCTAACTCAAGTGGCGTCAGGGTAATCGGGTCTAACCCCACCTGTTGTTCGTACATCTCCATGAACTCCAGTGGCGTCAGGCCGTATTTCCTCTTCAACTGCATCATCGCCCGGCACGCCTTGCACTCCGTCCGGTGCCCAGCCTTGTTCTTGTCGAACTTCGCCAGCCCCAGAGTCTTCTGACACACCCTGCATTTCTTCCTCTTCGTCGCCAAGCATCTGCTCCAGACGGTCGAGTAGTTCAATTGACCTAATACCATCATCGGAGTAGCGAGCCTCTGCATCGAGTTGGCTCTTGGTTGGCATCAGTTTCATCCAGATGGTTGCATAGAACGCTGTCTGGTTGGCGGGCGCTGATTGAACCCACTTGAGCAAGCCAACTGCACCACGGCTAGGCACTGCTGACGCTTCGATCTCGGCTGCTGGCACCGACACATGCTCGAAAACAAACTGTGCAGCCTCCCGCTCAGAGCAATGCCCCGGCGGTACAGACAGCACCAGTCGCTTATATGGGTCGCCACCCTTGGCGTGGGGGCGTTCTACTTCCATCAACGCCTTCTGCTCGGCGACCTTTCGCTCTAAGCCATCGTTGACGTACTTAATTTTGAGGTCGGTGTACTGCTCCCACTTGCCAGCAGCAACCAACCTTGACTTTGTTTCCTGATTCACTGGCTGCGTTTCAGGCTTTTGATTGCGAGAATTTTCTTTTCGCGAGCCTCTGCCTCTGCACGTGTCTTGAAAGTACCAAGTCGGCGACTGCCGTCTTTGCTAAACAACACAAACTCACGGCCTTCTTTTCTAATCATCGCTTTCTTCCTCGCATGTATTTGACACTGCCCAGAATAAACAAGGGGTATCCGCTGTCAGGAACCAGCACCTCGTTGGTAAAAGACAATTTAGGTAACTGTTGGGGTTCATACGTTGGAGCATACAGTCTTGGCGTCAGTGCTGGCACGTTTGCGAAATAAGTTGGAGTTGCAGTTATGCTTGGGACACTATGACTGACAGTAGTCCATTCGTTTGGTTTTTTGTAATCATCAGCACCCTTGGGCTGCTGTGGCTTTGCGTAAACCACGTCCTGTTCAACCGATGGTGCTGCGCCAAGAAGCGGAATAGAATCCGTGAGAGCGATCGCTTCGTCCAAGAGTTCTTTGCCAACAAGCGTGCCAAGAGCCGTAAGGATGATCGTTAGCCGAACAGACTTGGCTTCAAGTTGCTTGACCTCCTGCTTGCAATCGCTGGCGGCTTTCTTCTCCTCCAGCGCCCTCTTCTCGCATACGGGACAGGTCATTTCTTTCTACTTGCAGCCGTCTTAGTTGCTTTCTTCCAACTGATTCTGCCGGGGCCAGTCTTTTTCTTTTTGGCACTGGTGCATTGCGCCATAGTCGGACGGCATGCCGGGTACGGCCTGCTGCTGTCCTTTGCGGACTTACGACCACAAGGCTTACCAGTCTTGCAGTCAACCCAGCCTTTGCCTTGGTTCTGGCCGAACCATTGCTTGAGGCCGCCACCCGTGTTCTTCATTCGCGCCATGTCAAGCCTTGCGGTAGCCGCCGCCACGCTTCTTGTATTCGCGGACTAGCCAACCGTTGGCGTACGCCGAGGGGTACACCTTGAACTTGCGCTTGGCTGCTGCTTTGACTTGTGCGTACAGTTTTGGATTGGTTGGTTTATTGGCCACTGTAATACCTCTGGCTTTCTTCTTCTGTCATTGGGCCAAGTGCCGCTTGTGCTGCTGCGGCATCCCTCGCACGGTCCTGAACATTCATCGATCCGCCACCAATTTTTGCGGCAAGAAGTGATGTGCCAAGACTAGAGATAAGACCTCTCTTCTTTTTCAGGTCTGTTACTGACTGACCTGCCGCAGACAAGTCTGTCAGACCGGCTACTTCTGCCATATCTACGGCGCGGGGGAACGCTTGCAAAGCCAATGGCCCGAACGCTTCTTTGGCTGGCCCTGTCAGACCGCCGTATGAAACGTAGCCAGCCGCTTTACGGCTCGCATCGAATGCCCCCATAGTGCCGCGCCCCACCATTGATCTATCTAAAAAGTTTGCGCCCTGTTGCACACCCCGCATGCCACGTGCAAGAAGGAAGTCGGCCCCGGGGCCGGGTGCAGAGTGTCTTAGGCCGCCGAGATAACTGACGAGTCTGCCGCCTTGGTTAATGACAGAAGACGAACCTGCGTAAGACAAGACATCAAGGCCCATTCGATTCAAAGCGCCAACATTGTCAACGCCCCTTGTCGTTTCGTAGTATTGGGCCAAGTTTCTTTGGTAGATGCGTTCAGCCCTTAATTGCTCTTGGGTCTTGCCAAAGTCGCGCTGGTACCGCATTTCCTCTTCAGTTAGCGCCGTGAAATATCCATGCGGATTTTCTGGTTCAACTGTGAATTGAGGACCTGCGGCCCGCCGCCGATCTATTTCTGCAAGATAGGCTTGAGCGCCCTCGGGACCCATAGCCACCAAGTCATACATCGGGACGCCCCGACGGGCTGCTTCACTTGCTGCAAGTTCTTCTCGTCGCTTCTCACGCCTGTATGCAGCATCAGAGCGGGCCTCGCGGAGGGATTTCGGTGGAAGAGAAATTCCCCCCCCGAGGCCACCTTGTGGACGGGTATCTCTGTAATTCAGAGACTCGTCAGTGATTGGCATTATTTTTTCTTCTTCTTAGCCAATGCTTTTTTCAGGGCTGGTGGCATCTTCTTTCCGCCTGCCTTCTTGGCCATTTTCTTGCCGTTGGTTTTCTTGCTTCCTCGCATCGAGTTGCCTTCTTTCGTTTACGTACTTCATGAAGTCGGCAGAGCAATTTACGTAGTAACCCTGCCTATCTAATAGTCGGGAGAAGTGGTTTACTTCCGACAACCGTTGCAACAATACCATCGTGTACGCACCGTCGATCACCTCGCCCCAGTCGGCTGGGTCCAGTGCTGGGTCATCTGGCTCATCCTCACCCGGCTCAAACACCAGCATCACCAAGTCCTGCAAAGACAGAACCTCGTTGATGGACTCGACAACTTTGGTCAGATTGCCCTCGTATTCTTCCTCAAACGCCACCAGCACCAGCCGGTGAGCGTCATCCCAGTTCTGAGCCTCCATGACAGCCGTTGACAGGCTGCCGGTCAGTATCTTGACTTGTTGCTTGTCTAACGCTGGGGCAGCAAATGGGCATGGCTTGTTGCCGCCGTAGAACTCGCTGGGCTTGTCCAGATAGTTGTGTACCCAGTTAAACACTTCGCGAACCACATTGGTGCGGTTGAACTCAGCCATGCCTTACCATCCTTAACACCCCAAAATGTACCGTATATTTTTGTGGGCTATGTATTATACAAAACACGCGGGGGTGTGGCTCGCAGTCAGAAGGCACAGGTACAACGTCCGATAACTGTTTGTCAAGGGGTTGGCACACGGTTTGCACTATAGAGAACGCACGTTCCGTTGTTTGCCAACCGACCCCATGAGCAACAGGTACCTCATTCACAGCCAATCACGCGAGGTCCGATAACCAAGTAAGCAACCTGATGCTATCCCCAGCCAATCCGCACGGCCAGCCACGTCCGATAACACCAGCAGGCCCACCGCCAGCAGCAGCGACATATCTATCGTCGGAAGTGTCGCATATCACCACATCGATGACGCAGAAAAAAAATTGAACAATAGGCTTGACAAGTTTGGAATGTATGCTAAGATGGGGTTGTCAAGTCGGCAACGGCCTGACGCCCGACCGAACCCCGGCTGAGTGTGACAGCCCGGTGAAGACCGAGGGTGATTCTCAACTGAATACAAAACTGGCACCGATCCACGGGGCGCGACAAAGACCCGCGCCACGGCCCGACCGCCTCTGGCGGCAGCCGCCCGATCGATCCGCCTCCACCGCCTCTTGCCGGGATGCACCCGGAGACTAGGCAACGGAGATAGTCAAGGAATCGCCGAGCGCAGTGAAGATTGAACGGACAGCGGACATCCCTGAATGCAGAGTAAGGCCCGCGAAAGATCCAAGTAGAAACCGACGGTCGAACCGATGGGGAGTCAGTAGAGCGCATAGGTCGCAACGGATACTTTGGAGTTGACATGTCCTCCCAAGTCCTACAGTAAACCGCCTCAAACCGACAGGATCGGAGAGGGGGTTCCCGGCCACCGACTGACGAAGCCGATAGCAAGGCAGACATCAGCGAAGCGTGCCCCGAGTGATCGATCGGCCCAGAGCCGGGTGACACGGAAGACAAGACCTGCGTCGGGGTAAACCAAAAAGTTGCTAACGAACATGCAACCAAGCGAGTAGATGAACTCCCTCGCTTCGGTTGCCACGCTGGCCCCCGGGTACACCTGAGTACACGGCACGGCCATCCCTCCAGTGCAAGGTGTAAAAACACTTCCCCGCGAAGACCTCTAGCGAAGCCTCCCTCGGCACGGAACCCACTCAGTCCTAGGCTGATAATAGGACCGTCCTCGATACTCCCCTCCTACCGTCCTCTCCGGCAAACGGTGTCCCTCCCCTCTCCTGCGTACATGTACCGACTGTGAGCGCATGCTCAGTCGGGGGTCAGCGTGGCAATCCAAGCAAATCAACAAGAAAGGCAAACCATGACAGGAACCGTCACCGAAACCAATCGACAAGTTGAATCCATCTCAGTCCAAGCGCCTAGGGGTAACTCCCGGAACTTCGGATTCACCATCCATTACACGAACGGGAACTTCCGACAGACTTGGCAACCCATCGAGTGGATCGCTCCGAACTACCAAAATTGGGCCGAGCGACAAGGCGTCAACTTCGAGAACCTTCCACCCGTCAACTTTGTCAACTACCCCAACCTCTGAACAAGAAAGGCAACCATGCTCTACCTCACACTCTCCGTCCCCGTCTTGGCTATCGCCAGCATCTTGGCTGGCGTGGTCTACGGGGCCACATCTGATTTCCATCACCAATCCCAAAGCACCTAAACAAGAAAGGCAAACCATGACTACTACACCTCCAACCCGCACCAACGAATGCACCGACGAACAACTGCGAGCGTTCGACATCCTCAACGACATCCGCGAAATGGGCATCTGCAACATGTTTGGGGCCGTGTCTCCACTCATGGAGATTGGCGGCTACTCCCGACCCGAAGCAGTCACTTACCTGCAAGAGTGGATGCAGTGGGGGCATGAGTTGACGACCAGTTGACACACAGCCCCTGACCTGTTAGAATAGACAAGCAAACCAAGAAAGGATCACATGTCTAAATTCCAAGCCATCACCAGCCTGCCCGGTTATCGCGGCACGCACTACATCAACCTCAACAGCCGCGAGATCCCGTACGCAGTCGAGTT